ACCACGGTTCCGGGGTCTCGCCCCGGCTTTGTCCTGTGTCCCGTAGCCAACAGCGCGCTGGCCGATCAGGTCTTCGTGATGCTGCGCGCTGGCGGCTACGCCCGCATCCGCGATACGTCCTCGGGGACCACACAGGATACCAACATCCTCGGCGACGAGGACAAGAACTGGAAGCCTGTTGAGGGCGTGTGGTACCACGTGGAGGTTCAGTGTAAGCTGGGACAATTGACCATGCGGATATGGGAAAAGGAGAACCCGGCGACCACGGTACGGTCCGTAACGGCGGAAGTGGCGGCGTTGGACGAGGCCATCCTGAACTATCCCAAGACCCAATCCCTGCAGACCTACGCCCCCGGCAGCGCCTCCCAGCCCGTAGTCGGCGGCCGGCACACTATGCTGGTAGACGAGCTGCGGGTGTGGCAGGACGTGGTCCCCGGTATGACCGAGGCGGATAAGGCAGACCTTGTGTTGCGCGTTTTAGCTGACCTGCCCCACTACGCCGGGGAGGTGGAGTCTGTATGAATTATCAGTTCGCTTTGCCCGGCGGCACGAAGTTAAGATTTCTCACCGCCGGCACGTACTGTGACCGGGATATTCTTGTTAGCGGTGAGGGGCATACCGATGCCGACCTGCAAGCCAAGTATGACCAAGGTCTGGAGGCCGGCACCGCCATTTGCGCCGCCAAGCATTTCGTACACAGCTTCATGGGCGACGGCAGCGGTTCCGCGTCCTTCTACGTTCCCTTTGAGCCGGATGTGGTGCAGATTATCGGGTTCGACCCGACCTACAACAAGACGCCGTATGCGTTGGGTTCGTTCTGTTATGACCAGCGTGCCTTCGGGTTTGCGGCCGGCTTTATGCAGTACGGTATGGCAACAGGTGCTTCTGCAAGTCAGGCAATGACCACAAAAACAGCGCTCAACCGCTATTCTCGCACCGAGGACGGAATCATCACCATCAGCAATCTTCATTCTTCGTCCCCGGTGGTGTTTTATCCCAATTATTCCTATACTGTGGTCGCTGTCAAGTACACCGACCAAACCGACAAAGAACGCATCACGGACTACGTGAACAGGCTGGCCGGGAGTGGCACGGTAACACTCAACCAGACAAAGGTGGCGGCGGCGTTCACGGATGATGAGTGGGCGGTACTGATTGCCACCAAGCCCAATTGGACCTTTACATGGATTTAAGGAGGTAACGACATGAAAATCAGAACGGTTTTGTGTGCCGACGAGGGCACGGTACTGACCAACGGCACGGACTACGGCACCATTATTTGGCTGGCGGATGGCGTAAGCCCCGACAGCTACCATCCTATTCCCCAAGCGGAGTATGACGCCATGATGGCCGAGATGGAAAACAGCTCGGCTGATTTGTGATGAGGAGGAAGCGAAAATGAGTGATAATCTGATTACAAGTATCAAGGTCGGCGTTGCCGGCACCTTGTCTGTGCTGACCGCTCTGTGGGGCTGGTTCGGCTGGTTGACCGTGGCATGGGTGCTGTTGATGGTGACCGACTGGCTGGTGGGCAGCGCCGTCGCCATGAAGAAGGGGTGCTGGTCCAGCGCCAAGCTCCGTGAGGGGGCGTGGCACAAGGCTGGCATGGTTGTGGTCGTGATTGTGGCCTTGACCGCCGACTGGCTGATCGGGTCGCTGATCGGACACCTGCCCGGCGTGACACTCCCCTTTGAGTACACGGTGCTGATTGGCCCTATGACCATTGTGTGGTACATCATTGGCGAGCTGGGCAGTTTGGCCGAGCATGCCGTCAATATGGGTGCGAAGGTCCCCGGCTGGCTGCCCCGTATTCTGGACATCAGCCGAGAGGCGGTTGACGCCGCCGGCGATGCTGTGACCCACGAACATACCGAGCACACCGAGGCGCACAAGGATACTGAGGAGGCGGACGGCCATGTATAAACTTGCCTTGGGCGCCGGCCATTATTTCAACACGCCGGGCAAACGATGTCCCGCCGAACTCGACCCCGCCATGACGCGGGAGTGGTGGCTGAATGACCGCGTGGCGGACAGGGTGGAACTCCGCCTTGCCGCCTACGCCGACATCGCCATCCTGCGACTGGACGATAGCGACGATGGCGCGGACGACATTGCGCTGAAGACCCGGGTGGCGAAGGCTAACGAGTGGGGCGCGGACTTCTATCTGTCCATCCACTTCAACGCCACTGAGAAAATCTTTGACGGCGGCGGCATCGTTTCCTACTGCTACGGCAAGGGGAGCAAGGCTTCCTTTGAGTGGCGGGACGAGCTGTACGATGCCCTGATTAAGCACACCGGACTGAAGGGCAACCGTGCCGAACCCAAGGCCACCGCCGACCACTATGTGACCAAGTACACGAACTGCCCGGCGGTGCTGTTGGAGCTGGGCTTTATGACGAGCCGGGTGGACTGCCCCATTATCCTCACCGAGGAGTTTGCCGACCAGTGCGCGGACGCCATTGTGGAGGTCGTTGTGCGAAAGTGGAAGCTGGCGTACAAGAAGGCGGGCACCTGCTCCGTGACGGTGGAGGGCGTCCCCATCGCCCAGGCGGACGACCTGTTTGCGGAGCTGGTTGGGCGCGGGTATGGCCGAGTGCGCCAGCACGACTATGTGTACGCCGAAGACGCCCCTGCCGAGCCTGCGGTTACGTATCCCTGCACGGTGAAGCTGGAGGGCATGCCGGCTATCCTGGCGAAGAACATTGTGCCCTTTAACCCCTCCGCCCCTCTGTCCAAGTGGAACAACACCATCAGCGGCGGGTTCTCTGCCAGCGGTGAGCCGTGCTCCATTTTGGTGCAGGACGGCAAGGCCAAGTGCCGGTACGCCTGCCACTACTGGTACGGCTGCCCGGAGAGCGTGCTGTACCGGCTGACCGACGGCACGGTGGGTATCGCCCGAGTGAAGACTACGGATGAGTTGCCCAAGAACCTGCGCTGGGCGGTGGGCGGCATGGGTCTGCTGGACAACTACGCCCCCACCACGGAGGGCTTCTGTAAGCTGACCGCCAACGGCAAGACGGAGAACTTCGGCGACGTGCTCCGGGACACCAACCACACGGTGCTGGGCTACAAGAACGGCCTGTTCTACCTCATCTACTGCAAGTCCATGACGGCGGCGCAGGTGAACGCCTACGCCAAGAAGGTGGGGCTGGAGCTGGCGATCATGCTGGACGGCGGCCACGTGGCGGCCATTAACGGCAACGAGAGCTGGGCGAAAATCAACACCAAGCAGAAACAGTATTACGCCATTCAGGGCGAGTAAGAGGTGAGCAAGTATGGCGAGCATTAACGAAGTGATCGAGCGGGTGAAACGGAGCAAACCGAACACGGTGGAGGATAAGGATCAGGCACGATGGCTGCTAACGCTGGATGGTTGCGTCTATGAGGAAGTGACTAAGGCGGACGCTCCGGACCGACCTCCTGTCAAGGTATTTCCGGAGGATGGGGACAAGCCCCTGTTGGTGGATAGCCCCTATGACAACGTTTACGACCTTTATCTGCAGGCTATGATCTGTTTCTCCTTGGGCGAGTATAACGACTACAACAATATTGTAGATCAGTTTGAAAAGACGCTCCGGGATTTCAAGGCGTGGTGGAGGCGTAGTCACGTACCGGAAACGAGATCGCATATTGAGGTGATGTAATATGCTCGTAAAAGCAAGAAACGCTGTTGCGGGATATGAGCGGGAGACAGTACCCTTTCTGGGGCTGAACCGCAGTGATAACACGCAGGAGGGCGAGTTTTCCGAGCAGAAGAACATGTCTGACCGGCGGTACCCCTATCTGGCACCCAGACTGCCCAGAGCAAAGGAGGCCTTCAAGGAGAACATGCAGGGGTTGTTCTACTGGGACGGTCACGAGGTAGTGGTGGCTGGAGGTACATTGTATCTGGACGGAACGGGCGTATTCGATGTGAGCGAGGGTCCGAAACAATTTGCTGTTGTGAACACAAAACTGATCGTGTGGCCAGACCGTGTCACGGTCGATTTGAGCAGCAGCGAAGTGAGGCAGATGTATGTTGAAGTGGTCAATCAAGGAAGCGCAACCTTTACGACGAACTCGGTGACGTTGGAGCCGGAATACGCATATACAACGCAAACCATGAAATACAAAGGGAACAAAGCGTACATCTGGACATACACCAGCGTGTCCTGGGATGCTGTGAGTAAGACCTGGACAACAACGGGCGAAGCAAAAACCAAGATTGATAATGGAACCGAGGTGGTTGGGCGATATTTTATTCCTGCAGCGACCTATAACGAGAGCACGAAGTCATACTCCAACACACTTCCGTCTGTAAAGTTTGGCGGTACTCCCGAAAAGACCACCAACAGTTACGGGGTTTATGGCAAGGTTGAGAAATATGAACATTTTGAGTCAACCGTAGACTATGTGTATGGAGCTGCGACCTATGGGATATATCGCAGTGATCAGAAAAACGCACCTCTTGATGATGTGTTTCGTGTTGGTGATATCGTAACGATTAGAAATGCCGGCTCCGGATACAACAAAACAAATGTTGAGATAAAAGGTATAACTGCTAACGCAAATAAAATCACTTTCGCGGACAACACATTCAAGGCGGAAGAGACGTTCACAAGTAAAGTGACCATAACACGAAAAGTGCCGGATCTGACCTATATCTGCGAGCACGAAAATCGACTGTGGGGATTGGATAATAATAACCACACCATCTATGCCTCTGAACTTGGCAAACCAGACAGCTTTTATAATTATTCTGGGGACGCTGGCAGCTACTCAGTTGCGGTAGGCAGCGAGGGAGATTTTACAGGCATCTGCAGTTATGGTAACGCCGTGCTTTGCTGGAAAGAGCGGACGCTGCACAAGGTGCTGGGCGATTATCCCAGCAATTACCAGACGGCAGTCTACCGATTTGCCGGGGTGCGTTCCGGAGCGCACAAGAGCCTTGTAAATGTGAACGAGACGCTGTTTTTCCTCGGTGTGGACGGCGTGTATGCCTATACGGGGAACAAGCCCTCCCTGATTTCCAGGGCTTTGGGTACGGATGTGCTGAAAGATGGTGTTGGAGGGACGGATGGCAGGGCGTATTACCTGTCGGCAAAGAATGGGTCGGCGTGGGAGTTGTTGAGCTATGACACCCACACGGGGCTGTGGACACGTTCTGATGAGAAGCAGGTAGTAGACTTCTGCCGGGTGGATGACAAGCTGAAGTTTTTGGCCGGCGACAGCATCTACACGGTAGGTGGTGGTGACGAGCAGGTGGAATGGGAGGTCGTGCTTGCGCCTATGTATGAAACGCTGGGGGGCGGCAAGCAGTACAACCGCCTTATCTTCCGGGTGGAGATACCCAAAGACGGCTGGCTGGCCGCGGATGTGCGCTTTGACGGCGGACGGTGGATGCAGGTGGGCCTTGTTAAGGACAAGAGCGGCCCTGTGCACATGCCCGTGCCTTTGCGCCGGTGCGATAAGTTCCAGATCAGGCTGAGAGGCAAAGGGGACTGCGCCGTGCTGGACATGGTGCGGGAGTTTCGGTTGCGAGGTGACAGATAATGCCGGTGATCAGCAGAGAGATTGGCACGCCCAGCGGGGACGTGAAACAGGATATTCAGGTATTGTATGACTACATTGCATATCTGACCGAGCAGTTGGAATACAGCAACAACCTAATGGATAAGCGAGTGAAAAAACTGGAGAAGGGAGAGGAAACGGAATGAACGCGAATGAGGAAAAATGGAGCAGAGATACGGCTCAGGGGTCTGTTTATGACCATATATATTTCACAGATGATGAGCTGAAACAGGGCGAGGAAATCAATCGACAGGCTCAGGCGGGTTTGATTACGAAGGACAGCGCCCACAACTGGTGGGAGAATATTAGATCCGGATACGGATATTCCGGCGGCAATGATGGGCATGGTTACACGCTGCTCAACAAGGTTGAGGACAAGAACAGACCCAGCTATGTGAACACGTACAAGGACACAATCAATCGGGGCGCCAATGCGCTGCTGAACCGGGAGGCGTTTACTTACGACCCGGAAAAGGACCCCAACTATCAGCAGTACCGGGACAGCTATACCCGGATGGGCAAGCAGGCTATGGAGGACACGCTGGCACAGGTGAGTGCCCGGACGGGCGGGCTTGCCAGCTCCTACGCCGGTGTTGCAGCTCAGCAGACCTATGATGGGTATATGGCGGCGCTGGCAGACAAGATCCCGGAGCTGCGGCAGCTGGCCTATTCCATGTACATGGACGAGGGCGACACCATGCGGCAGAATCTGCAGCTGCTGCAGGGGCTGGAGCAGACGGAATATGGCCGGTATAGGGATGACCTTAACCAGTGGAACGCCGACCGGAACTATGCCTATGGCGTGCAGAGGGACAATGTTTTGGACCAGCAGTGGCAGGCTGATTTTGATTACAGACAGGGCCGGGATGAGCTTGCAGACCAACGGTACAAAGATGAGTGGGACTACAACGTGGGACGGGATCAGCGCGAAGATCAGCGATATGACGATGAGTGGGCATATCAAGTCGGGCAGGACAACAAAAACGATGCTCAGGCACGCATTGATGCCTACCTTGCGGCAGGCGGGAAAGCATCCGGGCTGGATGCAAAACTTGTGGAGCAGAGTGGCTACACCCGGGCGGAACTTGCGGCGCTGGAGATGTACTACACCCAACAGGGGAAAGGAGCAGGCAGCGGAAGCGGCGGTTCCGGAGGCGGTGGCATGACATTGACTACAGCCAAGGCAATGGCCAAGCAGGGGCAGTTTACCGATGAGGTGCTGAAGGTGCTGCGAAAGGCAGGGTTCAATGACGAGTACCTGAAACTGGAATATGGATATGAGCCGGATGATGATTTTAGTGTCGGGGACAACTCTATGGAGTACAACGGCAGGGTCTATCAGAAACTCTACAATCAAATCAATACCGGAAATTTCAATGTTTCAACGATGGCCGGCATGATCGAGAAAGCCGATTTGAACGACGTGCAAAAGGATGAATTGCTGAAGATGATCGGTTACTGACCGGAGGTGTATACATATGGCAACGATTGCGGAACGAATCAACAAGGCGAAGCAAGACAATGGCAAAGCGAATGGGAACAAGACCTCCACTCTGCCCATTGAAGAGCGCATCAAGATGGCAAAACAAGACAGTGGAAAGGCTGGGGCGAGGGGGACGCAGGAGGCTGGGGTTACGCCCGGTGCAAAAAACACTTCTGTGGGTGCGGCCCCGGCGGTGGCGGCGCCGGAAGAGACAGGGCGCGGTGTCCCAGAAGGGGCAACGGCGCGGGAAGTAGCGCAGTTGGTATTCCAAGGTGCGCTTGTTCCAAGTTCAGACGGCCATTACGAATGGAACGGGGTATGGAACAACGACAACTGGAGACAGTTACTTGGCGGTGTGAATACGCTGACCTACGGAACAGATACCGCGTTGGGGGACGAAAAGTCCGCTATGCCGCAGGACACTTCACCCGTGGTAGAGATTACTCCCTATGCCGGGACAGCTGTGTCAGCTGACAAAATACTGTCTGCCGATAGACAGGGACGGGAACGGTTGCTGGGAGATGCCGAGGAACAAGCACAGGTGCAGCAAGCGCAGACCGACCGCATACTGGGCACAGATGGTCAGGCGGTGGATTGGGGGATGGCGCTTCAGCCGTGGCTGGATCTGATTACTGCAGACCAAGCTGTTAAGCAGACTGAGCGAGTGGCTGCGGTAGCAGACAAGGCAGAGAAGTATGAAATGGAAGGCGCGCGAAAGGATAACTTTTTTGGACAGTTTGGCGCAAATTATACTGCGGGGGAACTGGGGTTAAAAACAGACACGGCCGCTGGTGCTTATGTTAGAACGCCAACCAAAGATAACTTGGAGTTTGCACAGGGGATGAAATGGTTGCAAAACAACTACCAAAACATCAACGCCGATGCGCTGGACGACGAGAATGTACAACTGTCATTGTTATCCCAAACGTTAGCAGGGCAACTGCCCCAAACAATCAAACAGGGGAAAGACTTTGTGCTTAATGCTGTGCCAGGCGCAATTGTTGGAGGCGCAGTCGGTGGTCTGCCAGGTGCAATCAAGGGGGCGAAAATCACCGGGACGCTGGGAAGCGGCAATGCGATGTACGACCAATTTGCGGGAGCGGCATATCTTGCCCTGACGGAGGCTGGAGTAGACGATGTGACCGCCAGGGCCGCCGCCAAAGACGAGGCGTTTGTAAACAGCCTGATCGAGATGGGCGACACCGCTTTGGATGTGCTAATGTTCGGCGGCGGAAAGGCACTGGGTGCGCTCGGAACTGCGGCCAAAGCCAGTGGGAGTACAAATTGGGCAATCAAGCAGCTTGCCAAGCTGGCGGGCAACGCAACGAAGAAAACTGTGAAAGATGCCGGATGGAAGGGGCTGCTGAAGGCAGGGCTGAAGGGTGCAGGTAAGATTAACCTGAACGCCATAGGTGAATACGCGCAGGAGTGGAGCCAGCAGTCTACATCTATTGCCAACCAACGGCGAGAAGGTGCGGGTATCAGAAACCTAATCGACGAAATGGTTGATGTGCAGGTGGATGCCGTCACTGGAAAAGATATGCAGGCGCGAGAGCAGATGCACCAAGCGGGTATGGAAGGATTTAAGTTGGGACTGATGACGGCGGGTGGTAGAGTTGCTGTGGGCAAGGCAGTATCCGCCGGGGCAGAAGCCGTAAATAACCGCATTAACGCAAGAGCGGGAGAAGATAGGAGCACACAACAAACCGCCGCCTCCGGGGTGGAGACGGCGGGGAATACGATGCTTACAGCCCACGATTTGGAAGAATATTTGCAGGTCGGTGAGCGTCAGCACGTTAGGAATGCAAAGAGCGCCCAAATAGAAAACGGACAATCCCCTATCCTGACAACGCTGGAGCAAGTCAAATCCTTTATCCGTGACTCGCTTTCCGGAAAGAAATCCGAAACGATAAAGGGTTACGGCAGAGTAGGCGGTCGCTTCCGCAATGATGTGCTGAAACACTCCAATGGCAACATTGATCTGTCCGGTTATTATCTCGAACTGGACTCGAACCGGCTCAAACACCTGTCGGATCACATAAAGGACGATGGAGATCCCCGGAATATTCCACTGACAGAGGAACAAGCGCTGTCGCTGACGGAATATATCGACACATACGATGATATTATCAGCGCCGATGTGAAAAAGGACGGCGGAAAGCGTATCACCCTTGGAAAACGGATAAATGGTCATGCGGTGATCGTGGTGCTTGCGTCCAAAGGACGAAGTTCCGTGCAACCAGTGACTGCGTGGCAGAATACGACCGAACACTATCTTGCCAAGTATAAAAACGAACAGGGGCGGATTGATACATCCCAGTCTCCTACCCTTTCGGACGGAGACCACGTGGATATAAACCCGACCCTGTCTACTGGTAGTATACCCGGAAATGGCACAAATGTCAACTTTGGGACGGATGCGGCGTTTGGTGAAAAGGGTATGCAGGTAGTGGCCGAAATCGCCGCAGACAACGGACTGACGGTAGAGCAGGCGCAGGATACGGTGCGGCTTGCCTATCAGACCGGGCGAGCAAACCTGCCGGGGAGTCAGCTCGACCTGACGGACGTCAACCAGCAGCGGGCTTATAATGCCGGGCAGATGGATTATATGGCGGAGCACAGGGGTGGCGGAAAAGTCCTTGTAAACGGACCACAGACAGGCTATACTAGAACAAAAGGAGCGAACATCAATGACGAAGTACATTTACGCAGAGGCGGCCAACGGACTGATGGTACGAATCCCGGCAGAACGGTACGCGGACTGGAAAAAAGCGCAGGACGAGATCAAGTCCGGAAAACGAAAGGCAGACCCGCAGCAGGGCAGACAATTGGTCTCACTTATGGCAAAAAAGTAAGCCCGGCATCTCAGGGCATTGCAGGTGGCAGCACAACGGCGAGTATCCGCCTTGTGACGGGGGGAGAAAACATATTCACCAGAGCGGCGAAACAGCTTGCAAAGAAGTTTGGCCTTCAGGTGGTGCTTTTCAGCGGGGACAATCTGCACATTGCCCAGTGGGTCATACAGGAGGATGGCACCCGGAAAAAGGTCAATATCAGCGCAAGAGCATACATTTCCGGTGGCCGGGTGTTTATCCGGGTGGATCATCCACAGTTTACTGCCGACCAACTGATGCGCCACGAAGTGGGACACCATATGATCGATAAGGGCGAAATTGCTCCTGAAACTGTGCGGAAGCGCATCGACGAGAAGTTTGGCGCGGAGAAGGCACAGCAGCTTGCTGATATGTATGTGGAAGCATACGAGGGCAGCGGGCTGCGTCCGGAGGAAATCTGGGTCGAGGTCATCTGCGATAGCCTGGGCGACATGAACATCTTTTCCGAAACCAAGAGCGAGAGCGATGCGTGGGAGCTGCTGACCGCTACGAAGGAGGCCAGCACCGATGCCAAAGCCGAGACGGTGCGCGGTCCGCCTGCGGCGACTGACACGGGTGCCGAGGGCAGGATGAGCGTAGAGTTGAACGACTTGGCGGATAATATTCAAAAGGGTTCGGGTATTAGGTGGAATGGCGGCAGAACAATAACTTTAAGCAAAAGCGAGTATGCCGCAGTGGTGAGCCGCATCTCCAGCCGTTACCACTATGAAAATACCCAACACGACGGTGTGCAGATTATTGACCGTTCGACTGACGGTAAGAACGCACAGCACTATGTGTATCTTTATACCGACCACGGGTTTGGGTCGTACCAAATTATCGGGCGACTTACCTATGGCCGAAATGATGCACTTATTAACTTCTTGAGGGAGGAGATTGGAAATGACAGAACAGCAGAAGGAGTTTCTACGGGCACTGATCGACTGCGGAATTTCTATGAACACACTGGTGGCAGTAGGGTCACTCATTACGACCGAACCTCTTATGATGGAAATGAGCAGGCGGATACTCGAAGCAGAGAAGTCAAGGAAGAAAGTGACCGACGGACTGGTCGGGCAGATACTGGCCGATATGATGACGGAAGCCACTCAGGAACAGTAACCAGCAAAACCAGCCTCGAACTGGAACGCCCGCCGGTGAACGAAGGGAAAGCGAGCCGGGAGTGGCAGAGTTACGAACTTACGGACGAGTACATGCAGACTGTGAAGCCTGGCGATCGGCACGCTTTTCTACGCACATTGGCGAATAATACGGTCGGCATCAAGAAGAACAAGCCGCGTCGGCTGATGTTTGCCATCAATGACACGGTATATTTCTTTACGGCGACCGGCTACATGAACGGGCACATGGAAAAGACGAGGCCCATCCTTGGCAACGAGGATATGGTTGCGAAGACAAGGGAGGTTTTCAAAAGTGGAACTGACAAGGGCACAAAAGCATCTAATTCGTTGGCTCAAAGCTATCGGGTGCAACGAGGACGAAACGATTGGGATAATCCTCATGGCGGACACGCCCGAAAAGCGGGACGAGCTGATGGACTTCATGGCGGAGAAAGCCGAAAAAGTGACCCCGCAGGACGTTTTGACGAAGTTGGCGGAGATGCTGAACACGAAGAAATCCCCGGTAGTCTAATCTATGACGGAGAAGGTCACGCCTACGAAGTAGGCGAAGATGGAAGCCGCACTTATTTCTCTCACGAACTGGAAACCGTGGAGCAGCGTCAGTCGAACAATGACAACGCATCCATCGAACTGGCTCGCCCAAAGGTGGAGCGCGCGGCGGAGCGATATACGGCGCTGATCGATGAGTACGGCGCGATCCCTGCCGGTGAAAATCCTGCTCGCGACGTTCAGGTGCCGAAGCGTACCGCGGCCAATCAAAAAGTCTCACAGACGGTGCGCACCATTTTGGAAGCGAAAGCCACGCCGGATGTAGCCATTCCTACTATTGAGGAACTAACGGCAACGGGGGACTTCTCCTATGAGGTCTACACGGACAAGCAGGCTATGGCCGATGCGGATAACACCATTCGGGACAAGGGCTATAACACCGCACTGATGGACTGGACGAAATCGGTGCAGGAGGGCGAAGTGTCCAAAAGCAACACCGCTCTGGGTTGGGCGCTTTACAATCAGGCGGCCAATGCCGGCGATCTGAAAACGGCTATGGCCATCCTGACCAATATGGTGGGGCATCAGCGAAATGCAGCTCAGGCGGTGCAAGCCACCCGGATCCTGAAGAAGTTGTCGCCGGAAGCACAGCTGTACGGTGTGCAGCGCAGCGCGCAGAACCTTGCGGAGGAACTGGAGAAACGCTATGGAAAGGATGCTCCTGATATTCAGGTGAACGAGGAGCTTGCCCGGAAGTATTTGGAGGCGGAGACGGACAAGGAGCGGGAGGAAGCCATGCGAAACCTGTACCGTGACCTTGGGCGGCAGATGCCTTCCCGGTTTATCGACAAGTGGAATGCGTGGCGGTATTTGGCTATGCTGGGCAATCCTCGTACCCATGTGCGGAACGTGTTGGGCAACGCCTTTTTCGCTCCGGTTGTACTGGCGAAGGATATGACAGCCCTGGCCATCGAGGAAGCTGTGTACCGAGTGTCCGGCGGGAAGCTGGAGCGGACCAAGGGCGCGGTGGGCTTTGGCAAGCAGGGGCGTGAACTGCTGAGCGCGGCATGGTCGGATTATGAGTCGGTGGCTGATCAGGTGAGTAGTGGTGGAAAGTACAGTGACCTTGACCACAGCAACCAGTACATTCAGGAGGGACGCCGCATCTTTAAGAACCGTGCGCTGGAGGCGGCTCGCAAGGGCAACAGCGCCGCACTGGAAGCGGAGGATATGTGGTTTAGCCGCCCGCACTATGCCTATGCGTTGGCGCAGTATTGCAAGGCGCACGGCATTACGGCAGAGCAAATGAAAAACGGGAAAGGATTGGATCGCGCCCGGGCCTATGCAATCAAGGAGGCACAGAAGGCCACTTACCGGGACACCAACGCTTTTTCCCAAACCATCAGCGAGCTGGGACGCTACCGTGGAAACAACAAGGTGAAGAAAGGCGTAGGCGTGGCGCTGGAGGGCATTCTGCCCTTCCGCAAGACTCCGGCCAACATCCTTGTGCGCGGTTTGGAGTACAGCCCGGCAGGTTTCTTGAAGGGCTTGTTTTGGGATGTTTGGCAAATCAAGTCGGGAAAGAAAACGGCGGCTGAGGTCATCGACCACATTTCCGCAGGCCTGACGGGTAGCGGGTTGTTGGCGTTAGGTGCATTTCTGGCGGCGCAGGGGCTGGTACGTGGCGCCGGCGGGGACGATGAGGAGAAAAAGGAGTTCGAGGAGCTGCAGGGACATCAAACCTACGCTATGGAACTTCCGGATGGTACGAGCGTGACTCTGGACTGGCTTGCTCCGGAAGCACTGCCATTCTTCGTTGGTGTGAACCTGTGGGAGCAGAAGGCGGGCAACAAGGACGGTGGAGTGACTCTGTCGGACATTCTTACGGCCACAGCCAACGTGACGGAACCGTTGCTGGAACTGAGTTGCCTGCAGAGCCTGAACGACGTGTTTGACGCGGTCGGCTACGCCGCTTCGGACGGACTGCCTGCGCTGCCCTCCGCATTGGCGAGCGCGGCGACCAGTTATCTTACCCAGGGATTTCCCACAATCCTCGGACAGGCTGAACGCACCGGAGAAGACAAGCGCACGTCTACCTACACGGAGAAGAATGCGTTCCTGACCCCGGATGTACAGTATACTCTCGGACGAATCAGCGCACGGCTGCCTGGTGTGGACTATCAGCAGATACCCTACATTGATGCCTGGGGACGGACGGAGAATACCGGTACCGGGGTGGAGCGTGCGGGGGACAATTTCCTCAACCCGGCCTATACGTCCACGGTGGAGACCAGCCCGATGGAAGATGAACTGCTACGGCTGTATGAGCAGACCGGAGAGGGGAGCGTGCTGCCGTCCAGAGCGACCAAGTATTTCAATGTGGACGGAGAGCGCAAGGATCTGACAGCGCAGGAGTATGTGAAGTATGCACAGGTCAAAGGCCAGACGGCGTACAAGGTGCTGACGGCGCTGACCGGGTCACAGGCGTACCGGACGATGAACGACACCGAGAAGGTGGAGGCGGTGGAGCTGGTATATGACTATGCCAATGCTACGGCCAAGACCAAGGTGAGTGGGTACAAGCCGGAGGGATGGATCGCCAAGGCGGTCAAGACAGAAAAGACTGCTGGAGTAAAGGCGGAACAGTACGTGACGCTATATCTGGCACAAAAGGACATTGCGTCGCTGAAGGATGCGGACGGCGACACCATAGCAAACAGCAAGAGCTTACTGGTGATGGAGATGGTCTACAACGTTAAGGGACTGACGGACGCACAGAGACGTGCACTGTTCGAGGACTTTGGCGTGGGGAAGAGCGTGATCCATTACAACAAGACGCTGGTGCAGGTGAAGCTGAACGAGATGAGGCGGAAGGCTGGGTAAAAAGGATGGGCCGGGGGAAACCCCGGCCCTCTTTTTTGAGTGTTTTCGACTTTGAAGCTTGACAATGAAACCCCGCCGTGTTAAGGTGAACTCAGGAAAACACTTCCAGAATACATTTGGGTCATGCAAGGAGTTTTGATGGGTACAAAATTTCGACCCGTTGCGGTGCAATGGAAACAAGGCTTTTTCAAAAGCCTGTAAATCTGTTGCGTTTCGCTTCGGTGGTTCGAATCCACCCTCCTCCACCAAAATTGCCGATATCCCGTTTGGGATATCGGCAATTTTATTTGAGGGTGGATGAGACGGCGGCTCTTGGCGGTGTGCCGGGGGCACGCCGCAACCGCCGGGCTTTTCCGCAGAAAAGCGAATCCACCCTCATGTGAAAGAGAAGTGCTGCTCGTTTTGTGTGGTGCTGTGTTTTGTTTATTTTACCTCGCTGTTGGCAATAGCATAGTCCAACAGAATGTTTATAAGTTCATTTCTTGAACGATTAGTCTGGCTTGCTAGTTTCTCTAAATTGGAAACTGTCTCGTCCTTGATTCGGATTGAAAAAGTTTTGTAACCATCTTCGCCCTTTAACGCTTTTTTGTTTATAATGAGTTTTTTCTTCAT